CGGAAGAGAATACCGCATAAAAGCGCGTGACATTATCCGCGCCGCATGGGGAGATTTTCCGGAAGCCGATACGGCGCCGGAAAAAGGAACGGCCGCAGCTGTCGCGAAACCGCCGCCGCGAAAAAGTTTTAAAGACGCATGGCGTTAGAAGCATTGGACAAGCTTGCATCAGCTCTTCAAACGCCGGGCAAACTGGATACAATCGGCGGCATGGCTGCGGAGATGATCCGAAGCAAGATACATAAAGGGGACGGCTTCGCGCCATTGTCTCCTGCGACAGTTGCGTATCGAGGAGAGGGACGTCCTTTACAGGATACCGGAGCGTTACGCGATTCGATTACTTTTAAAGTGGTAGATGAGCGGACCGTAAACGTAGGGACAAACAAGCCGTATGCTGCGATACAAAATAACGGCGGTGTAATTCATGCTAAAAAAGCAAAATGGCTTTGGATACCTGCCGCCGGAACGAGACAATTACAACGGAAGTACGGCTATAGCGTAACGGATGTTTTAAACGGCTTGAAAGCGGCTGGCTATAAAATATTTTTTCCAAAAGAAAAAAGAATCGTTTGTTACCAGGAAAAACGCAGGACAAGAAATGAAAAAGGGGAACTTGTTTATGTATCCCATATTCTTTTTTACCTGAAAAAATCAGTTGAGATTCCGGCGCGGCGGTTTTTCTATCTTAGCGATCACGACATGCAAATAATTATGAAGGAGGTTGGAAGTGCGCTTGAACAGCTTTGAAGTTTTGGAAATGTTCGCGAAACAGCTTGAACGCAATGTAAGCGGCAGCTTTAAAACAAAAGTAGTAATAACGCCGTCATCAATTAAAGAGGCCGGTGTTATTATCCAGGTAAGCCTCTTGAAAACCTTTATCCCTGACACGGTACCCGCGGCAAAGTCAAGCAGATCAATCCGCGTGCGCGTATCAGTAAAGGGCAGAGCTGAAAGCATGACAGGTCTTAAACAGGCTGTTGAAGCAATCGAAGCGCTTGATGACTTCCTGATTTCCGGCTCAACACTAAGGCTCGAAAAGACTGAAGACTGGGGTCCGGTAAAAATACCAAACAGCCGTATAACGCAGCAGATTAGCGAAGAAGACAGTTTTATAGACAGTCCGGATTCGATTGCCGTACAGGACGTACAGAACGATCGATTTGTAACAATAACATTTCCGAATCAAACAGGAGAAGAATAATGGGTATTCAAGTAACAAAATACGAGACCAAAAACGGCAAGACCAGAAAGGTTAAGCCCGGAAAAAGCGGAGCGGCGGAAACTACTTCCGGCGCGGATAACAAAAATCAGGCAGCCGGAAACTCCGGCAAACAAGGAGCGTAAGCATGGACAATCAAAACCAAAAGGTTCTTATCGGCGACGACAGCATGATCTTCACAGGCGACGCCGGCACGAAGGAATATTCGGGCGATGCCGTTAAAACAATCGCGGAGCTTATATCTGCAGACAATATGCAGAAAGTTTACAACAGGTACATGTGCATCATCACTGCCATTGATCCGGAAAACTCAATCTATCCGGAAGGCTTAAAGCAGAACGAATTATTTCCGGCTCTAGGCAAGGAAGTGCCGGCAGCGGGTGATAAGTTCCATGTACTTGATCTCGCCCATATTGCGGACGCGTCAAGCTGGGGTTTATCCATCACGCAGGGCGAGATTGATGTGACGCGCCTTAATGATAGATTCCGTAAATACCGGCTCGGCAAGAAAGACGCGCAGCTCTCGCTGTCGTCTATCTTCACGGTCGGGGAATCTGATCAGGTTGGCGGAGTGGTAAACCGCAGCATGAAACTTGTCATACAAAAAAAAGACGGCTCGTTCATTGTCAGCGACGAGGCGAACCGTTCGCTTTATATGCTCGGTTATGTAAACAAAGCGGCAATGCCGGGAGAATCGGACGATTTTGTATTTGCTCAAATCTATCTGTATAACATCAAGCTCGGCGGACAATCAGGAAGCGCGCAGTCATACGATGCGGCGGGAAGGCTCACCGGCATGGATCCGGTCTTCTATTCGCTCGAAGAACAGGAAGCGGCATAAGGAGACAGTATGAAATTATCAGTATCAAAAGAAGGCGTGTTTACGCCCAACTTCAACAGAAACAAAGAGCTGCCTGTCTCGGAACAGATTACAGTGCGCTACCGCCAGCCGACAGTCGCGATAAAAAACCGCTGCCGCAGCAAGCCGCAGGCTAAGGGTATTTCCGGGATAGACGGTCGCATGGAAAGAATGGAGATAACAATCGAGAAGGACGAACTTGCGACATTGAAAGAAATGCTCATCTCCATTTCCAATTGCTCATACGGTGAAAGCGAAGGCCCCGAACAAAAAATTATCAGTGTGCAAAACCTTATCGACGCGCCTTTAGTATTTGAGCCGCTCCAGAAAGAAATCGTCAATGAGTTTAACCGTATTCTTGACGAATCGAGCATTGACGAAAAAAACTAAGAATTGCTTACCGGGTATACCGCGCCGGTAAGCATAAAGCGAAAATACTTCCGGGGCGTGACGCGCTCTGGAATACGCGGGTTAAAGATGAACGCGGGCAGGACGTTTTCATTTCAATAAGAGATGCGGCGTCGTATGTCAATGATGATTTTTTCACCGCACTCGATGTATTTATCATGTGTGAAAATCTTGAGTGCCTTCCGTTCGCGGGAGGCTGGGCCGAACAGCCCGAATGGATAACGCAGGCGCTGTCTGTTTTAAAAGTTGAGAGATGGAAAGCAGACAACGAGGAACGCGAAGCAAAACAGCAGGAAGAAGAGGATCGCAGAAAGTATGCCAGGTAAAACTGATAAAACCCTTGAGTTACAGATTAAAATCGCGACACAGGAAGCTCTCGCGTCAGTCTCGTCACTCAAGGGCGAACTTGAATTATTCGCACAGGAAGCCGCCAGACTGGCAGGCGAAGAGGCGGCTTCGCTTGCCGCTACATTTTCTAAAACGCAAGAAGCCGCAGAACGGGCGGCAGCATCTTTTAAACTTTTTGGCAGCTCAAGCGGCGAACTGCGTCAGGTGCAGAAAGAATTAAAGGAAGCGTGTATAGAGCTTGTAAGAGACGGCATGGATCCGGAAAGTGAAGAAATAAAAGAGCTGATCGAGGAATATAAAAAACTGGAACAGGCCGCTTCAGATATTGATGAGGCGAATGGAAGCAATATAGATTCTTTCGGCAAATTAAAGAATTCAATAACGAATCTTGCAGAAGTTGCGGCTGCTTTAAAAGCGCTTAATATTATAAAAGACATGGGCGTCTTTGCTCTTGAAACCGCCGACAGCTTTCAGACAGCGAGAAACCAGTTCGGCATCCTGTTAGGCGACATGAAAGCGGGCGCCGGATTGTTCAATGAAATAAAAGCGTTCGGCGATATAACACCCTTTGATCTTGATACCCTTACACAGGCGACAAATGTTTTGATATCGGCGAAGGTTCCGCTTTCCGATTTAAAAGATCAGCTTACAAAATTTGGTGATTTGTCGCAGGGAAATTCTCAAAGATTGACAAGTTATATTCACGCGTTTTCCCAGGCCGCGGCAAAGGGCAAAGCCGACATGCAGGTTCTCAACACATATTTAAATCAGGGTGTGGATATCCTTGGAGCTCTTGCAAATAATTTTAATAAAACAGAAGCAGAGATTATGGAGATGTCCAGTCAGGGGAAAATTAGTTTTGCCGATTTTTCCAGAGCGTTAGACGATCTAACAGCCGCAGGCGGGCGGTACTTCGGAGGGATGGAGACAGCTTCAAGAAGCCTTGCCGCGATGAAGGAAGGTTTGAGCGAAGCCGTGAACACTCTTGCCGCTTCTTTTGGCGATATGCTCATGCCGGCTGCTATAGGCGTATTAGAAGCGTTAACAAGTATTACAAAGGCGATTAATGAAAGCCCTATAGCGAAGGGAATATTTGCAGGAGCAGTTATAACGATTACCGGACTTCTAGCAGCGAAGGCTGTTCAGGCAGGTATTGCGTTCGCAGCGCAAATGAAACTCAACCTGGCTATAGGAGCGTTAAACGCGCCGGTAATGGCGGCGACTATTGCAGTGGCAGCACTCGCCGCTGGTTATACTATGGTTACAGCCAAAAACCAGGAGGCGACACGCGAAGCGGAGGCCGCAGCTCTGGCGCAAATGAAGCAGCGTGACGCGATTAATTCTTCAACCAATGCGGCTAATGGGTTTGCAGATGCCTTAAATAATATGACTGATGCAAATATTAGCAGCCGTATTGAATCCCTGAATTCCGCAATGCAGCACATGTCAAGTACTGCCGAAGCTTATTTGAGTCAGGCTATCGCACATTATGAAAGTGGCTCCCGTGAGGAAGGAAGATTGTATGAAAAATGGTGGGAGGAAAAAAGAAAAGAGGTTGAAACTGCAAAATCGGAGTTAGAAAAAGCCTTAAAAGTTCAAGGCGAACGCCAGACAAATTGGATAGACTCTATGTACAGCAATACGCCGGCAGGAAGAATTCAAGGCATAAACGAAAAGATTGCTGAAACAAACAGACTTCTATCCGGCGCAAACTTGAGCGACGCTGATCGCGATCGTTTACAGGAAATCGCCAGAGGTCTTAATGCCGAACTTACAAAACTAAACAACACAGGAAAAAATATAGATTTTAACAAAATCGCAACTGACTGGAAAAAAGCATGGAATGACGTATGGGAACAATCAAGGGCAGAGCAATCAGATGATCCCTTTGCAATGATCGAGTTTGAGCGGGCTAAAAGACTAGCCGACGCCCATGCTCATTATGTGCGTGACCTTGACAGGGAAACCATTGATCAAATAAATACTTATTATGATGAAGAGCGATCAAAAGTAATTAAAAAACTGCATGATGAAGAAATGCGCGCGCTCGCGGGATTGACAAAAACAAAAGTAGATGATCTGATGCTTGAAAAATTTGAAAAACAGGCAGCTGTCATGGAACGCAGAGCGCAGAAATTGAGTGAAGCTATAGCCGAGAGTTTCAAAACACTTTCAGGAGAAATTCAAAATGCATTTGATTCATTAAACAGCGAAACAATCCCCGCTCTTGAAGCGGGTCTGAAAATTACAAACATCAACATGTCAGACGCCGCTTATAGTGATCTGGATAAGAAAATAGAGGAGATCAACCAATATTTTGATTATCTTGACCAGGAGATTGAACTGGAATATAAAATAAAATTTAAAAAAGAAGAACTTGACAGGATGCGGGAATCCGTTGTGAGCTGGCAGAAAGAACTGTCTGACAGTTTGTTGTTAGGATTAGCGAACATGAAAGTTTTCAGTGAGCAAGCTGCCGTAATCATCGCAGATCTTACAACACAGCTCATTGAACTTTCAGCATCAGCCATGCTTTCAGGATTTGAAGAATTCGGCCGCGCTCTTGGCCAGGGCAAAGACGCCGCAGAATCTTTATCACAGGCGCTCGCTCAAATGGCGCAACAGATATTAAATCAGCTTCCGATGATGTTCCTGCAGGCGGGGCTCCAGCTAATCGCTAACGGGCAGTGGGCGTTAGGCCTCGGTTTTGTTGCGGCCGGATTGTCGAGTGCTGTTCTTTCAGGATTTGTTGACGGAAGAATCACAAAAGAAAAAGAAGAGGCAAGTAAACACGCCCAGGGCGGAGTTTTCGATGAATACGGACAGGCAGCCCGCACGTTCGCGTCAGGAGGCGCGTTTACAAATCAGATCGTAAATACTCCCACACACTTTGCGCACGGAGGCGGCTTCGGGCTGATGGGCGAGGCCGGGCCTGAAGCGATAATGCCGCTGACGCGGATGCCTAACGGCGATCTCGGCGTTCAAACGGCAGGCGGCGGCGCGCGTGTTACGATTAATGTCATTAATTATTCCAATACCGAAGTCCGCAAGGAAGAAACCGAAAGTGCCGACGGAAGCAGGCAGATTGACGTAATTATAGGACAGCTTGTTAATAATCACATAACGTCAGGCAAAGCTGACCGCGCTATAGGCGGGCGCTTCGGCCTGAAAGTGGCGGGGGTATAAATGGCGGAAATATTCTGGCCGGACGGGCTGCCGTCCGATTTCCTTGCGGAGGGATTAACAATAAAACCCCAGAGCAACGTTATACGCACTAAGATGGACGCAGGTCCGAATAAAGCGCGGCGGCGTTACACCGCAAGAACGGTTTTATTTTCAGGCAAACAAAGATTTGATGATGACGAGCTGGAAACATTTAAACAATTTTATCAGACAGTACTCGCCGATGGAGTACTGCGGTTTTATTTTAAGGATCCGAACAGCAATGAATTGGCAGAGTACCGCTTCTCGGAAGATTATTCCGTGGTAGAAATCGGCGGGTTATGGGAAGTAACGCTTCCTCTGGAGCGCTTATGAGCCGCATAACCCCTGAAGCGACAGAAGCAGTCCTTGCCCCGGAAACCGAGAAAGTTTTTCTCCATCTCCTAACAATCGAAACATCAGGGCGTAATAATACTCCGGGTGTGCTGCTGCGCTTTGTCGATAACAACCAGCACATCACTTCCCGCGGCTGCGAATATACCGCGGCTGGTTTTACAATCATACTTCCGGAACAAACTAACGACGCGCAGCGTCCTTGCCGGCTGGCAATCGACAACACTGATCTTTTGATATATCAGGAAATTAAAAAAGCGGTATTTCAGGATATTACAGTCAGCGTCTGCGTAATTATGGCGGATACTCCTGACGTGTACGAACGCGGACCGCTCAAATACAAACTGCGTAACGTGCGGGCCGACAAGGAAACTGTCAGCGGCGAATTATACGATTTTTATTTAAATGATCGCAAATTCCCGAGAGGCACATACACGCCTGAAGATTTTGAGGGGATGTTTTTCTAATGATGTACAAATGGGTGAATAAATACATAGGCATTCCCTTTGTGTCAAACGGAAGGACAATGTGCGGCTGCGACTGCTACGGACTTATCAGGCTTGTTTTGCATAACGAATACGGAATAACCCTGCCTGAACTATCTGACGATTATACGAACGCCTGCAACATACAGGAAACGGCGAAACTTTTTGAAAAACATTTACCTGTGATTGCCGCTAAGAAAATACCTGAACCGAAAGAAGGAGCAATTGTAATTATTACGGAACAGGGAAGGCTGTGCCATGCCGGTATAAGCGCCGGCGGCGGTTACATCCTGCACACCGGCGCCAAAACAGGCAGTGTCTGCCAGAGAGCGTCGCATCCGGGCCTTCGCGGCCGCATAGAGGGGTATTATAATGTCTGTTAAAATATTTGCGTGTCTGAATCCTGTAAGCAATGAACGTACAATTCTGGAAGCGAATCCAGGCTCAATTAAAGATATAATAAATTCTCTAAACGCCGGCTTCCCGCTTTCTCATACGCGCGTGTGCCGTAACGGCGAAATAATAAAAGATTTTTCGATCGAGGTAAAGGACGGCGATACTCTGTGGATCAAGTTTGTACCTTACGGCACTAACGAAGAAATAGGAAGAGGAATGAAAATCGGCGGATGGGCGATGGTTCTCGTTGGTGTTGCGGCCTTTTTTATTCCTGGGTTAGGCGGCGCGGTTGGTATAGCCCTAATTGGAACAGGCCTCACTGCGACGCTTGGCGGTACGGTTTTATTAAATGTAAATATACCGAAGTTAGAAGACAGCGAGAAGCCGGAGCAGGATCCATCAATCAGAGGAGCGAAAAACCAGTCGCGGCCGCACGGCCGCATCCCTGTTTTGTTCGGCCGTCATCGAATATACCCTGACCTTGCGGCAAACCAGTACACCGAAATAAAAGGAAACCAGCAGTATTTTGTTCAGCTTTTTTGCGGCGGGTATAAAGATTATGAAATAGACAAGGACACCATCAAGTTAGGCGATATCCCGATTGTCGATTTGTCGCATACAAAAAACATTCAGCAAATACTCGCCGGCACAGACCCGGCTATAGATATGGAAATCCTCCAAAACGGGGAAGCCTCACGAATTTATCCCAAGTGCGTACATGAAGAGGTTCTTAACGCGCCTCTTCAAAAGGAAGTTAAAGACGCAGATGGCAATAAAATATCAGGTGAAATTATCCGACACACGCCGGATAAAACAGACGAAATCAGCGTCGACATCTTTTTTCAAAACGGCCTCGGGAAATATAACGATCAGGGTAAACTCGGATCCGCGTCGGTTGTTGTCGCCGCATGGTATAAGGGAACCAATGATAAAGATTTTACGCTTTTAGGGTACTTCGACGGGAACAAAAATACTATATCCGGGTCGGAACTTAAAATGAAGCGTTTTCAGGTAAAAAAAGAAAAGCTGAAGCCGGATTTGTACACAGTCAAAATAGAGCGCGTAACGGCGGATTCTACCAACAGCAAAGTAGTCGATACGGTGCATATCGGTTCTATCAGATCTAAAAAATCAGAGCCTCCAATCCGGGAAGTAAGACAAAAAGAATTGACAATTATTGCGCTGAAGGTTTTGGCGACATCGAAGCTTACGGGCGTCCTTGACAGTTTCAACTATGTCGCGACGTCAAAACTGCCGGTTTATTCAAAAAACGGATCGGGGCCGCTTTACTGGCTGACCGCAGCGGAAACCCGCAACCCCGCCGCGATGCTCCTTCACGCGCTGCGCGGCAGGGCGTCGCAGCAGACGGTCGATCCGGATGATGTTGACTGGCCGTCAATTGAAGCGTTTTATTTATGGTGCGAAGAGCATAAGTATACGTGTAACGCCTATCTTTCGGAATCGGTGACCATCGCGGAACTAATCAGGATGATCGGCAGTACTGCGCGTGCCGATATTTTGCGTATCGATTCTAAAATATCCATAATCCAGGATATTGAGCGGCCGGCTCACATGCAGCTGTTCACGCCGAAAAATACCGTTAGTTACAGCGTCACTATGTTTAACGCAGATATTCCCGACGCGATCGCTTTGCGTTTTATTGACGAGAAAGCAGGATTTACACATAACGATTTGTCTGTTTACAATACGCCTGACGGTAACAAGGTCGAAGAGCCTGATTCAATTCAAAAAACCGATCTCTGGGGAATTACAGACGATGAGCAAGCCCGCCGAATCGGAATGTATAATTACGCCTGCCTTAAAAACCGTCCCTTTGTACACACAATCGAGACTGATATCGAATACCTCCTTGTCAACAAAGGCGACTGGATACAGTACGCGGGGGATATCGCGCTCACAGGATCCGTGCAGGGAAGGATCAAAGGCATCATCTGGGTTGACGGTGTTATTGTCGGCATCGATACTGATGAGCCTGTAGTTATGACGGAAGGCCAACAGCACGCCGTGAGAATAAGATTGTCTGACGGAACTATCATCCTTAAGGAAGTTGTATATAATCCTGGACTGCGCCGCGAAAAGTCAATCACATATTATCCGGGCGAAGGCGAAGAACTCTTTGAGCCTTTTATCGGGGAGATGTACGCAGTCGACGAGAGAAATAACGTTTATTATGAACCGCAGAATGTGATTCTTTTTACAGAGCCAATGGAAGCAAAGAACGCTCCGAAAGCCGGTAACATCTACGCCTTCGGCGTTAGGGGATATGAGGTCATCGATCTGATTATCACCGATATCCAGCCGGGACAGAATCTGTCCGCGGCGCTCACCTGTGTTGAATACAGCCCGAAAATTTTCGATGTTGATAAACCGGATTTTATTTTGCCTGAATTTGAAAACAAAATAACTCCGGTTTCAGGGGCGGTTGATCATGGAGTAGTTAACCCCGACAACTGGAAACACTTCGCCGTTTTTCACGACAGCGAGGAAGAGCCGGAACGTCCCGCAAGCGACGGACAGGACGGCGGCTGGTACCGCGAACAAACTTTCCGCGCGATCTGGCAGTCGACAAAAACAGCGAAATCCATTGAGGACGGCGAATGGGGACTGCCTGTTAGAATCAGAGCGGAGCGCGGTACCGATGACATCACGCCGATTTGGCTCGGGCTTACTCCGCAAAATGCCACGCTTGAAACTGACGGAGACGGGAATATTTTAGCAGGGCTCTTGCCGCTTGAAATTCAGGCGAGGTTGTTTCAGTGGAATTCTGTTTTATCGGACGCTGTCTATTCTCTGACAGGCGCCCCGGCAGGCGTTACGATAAACTCAAGCGGACTTGTAACTGTCGGCGCTAATACAATTCTTGGTGACAGCTCCGATATTACGGTGAACGCTGAATTTCGGGGAGATGTTTACTCATCAAAAATAAATATTAAAAAACTTTTCAGAAAATTTTCAACTGATTATCTGGGAACGGTAAATGAAATACAGCTTAATAACCCGGAAGTTATGATAATAGCAGGAGGGCCGCCAGGCAGAAAGCGAGCTATTACAGAAAATTTTGTTCTTATGGTTTCCGGCAATCAGGCTGGAAGTGTTTTCCAGTGGACGGGTACCGCCTGGGTTTATCGCGATCCTGTAAAATTTACCGATTTATATACAAGGTGTTTTATGGACGGACTCGAGGTGCCAGGCCTTGCCGAAAATGTACAGTGGATTGGAGCGCTTTTTGCCGCTCGTATTGCCGCAGCCAAGGCTTTTATCGCAGAACTGCAAACGCAGCTTCTTGAATTGCAGGACGGTGGAATAATACAAAGCGCCAACTATAAAGAAGGAGAATCCGGATTTTGCATAACGGGAGATACAGGAGATGCAGAGTTTAATAAGGCAAAAATCCGCGGTGAACTGCATGGTGAAAGCGGAACTTTTAACAGAGGAATTTTTAATGATGTAAGTATTAGCGGAAATTCAATTTTTAGAGGCAGTATTGATTCTGGTGTTTTAAAAGTTCTGCCGTCTAACCCTCAAGCCTTTTCTGCGGTAGCAGGTAATAGCGTTAGGGCTTTTGGAGCAACTGTGGCAGCGACAATGGGGTGGGGAACTCCTGCGCATCTTCCCGGAACGACGTTTACTATTTTCCCATCATCCGGTTCTTATGGAATCAATAATCGTTTTCCTTATAGAATTGATTTTGTAGGTGTTTATGGAGGAGCTGGTATACCCCACAATTGGGATATTTATATCTATAACGAAGCCGGAACGCAAATAGGCAGACAACTTAGCAATTATAGTTTTTCCGTTTCGTTAAGTTTTACAGTAGGCACTGCAGGTAAAACTTTGAGGTTAGAGAATTTGCCTCCAAGTACGACTACGCCAGGTGAAGTGTATAGAAAATTTGATGGTGTATCAGAGTGGCAATTAATGATAAAATCTTAATCTATTACTTTTTTAAATACTGTAAGCGCAGGATTGTAAATATTAAGTATGTCGTTATTAAAATTATAACCAACGATCCAGCCATTAGGATATGTTTCCAACATTATTGCCGATGAATCTTGATCAAGAATCACTGTTAAGTGGGTATCTGTGTATGTATAAACCCCTACCCAATTAAGTTCGCTATCCAAGTCGCTATAACGTGCCGCGATAGTTTTTGAAAAAACAAGACGTACGTCACTCCTATCTATTAATTCCCACGTCCCAATAAACGGATTAACTTCTTCACTCATGTCATCATTATCGCATGAAATAAAAATAAAAGTCAAAACCAGTAAAACAAAAAATGTTTTTTTCATGAATTACCTCTTGTTTTTATTCTACCCCTATGTCCCGTTTAGGGCAACTGCAAATTTTACCCGTTAAAATTAAAGTATGGCATACGAAAAAACAAATTGGGAACCCCGCGAAGGCTCCGACCTTGACCGGTTTGAGAAGGCAAACGAAACATCCAAGTCGGTTATTTTACGGAACAGACCTAATGCGGTAACAAAACCCGGCACCCCTTTCAGCGTTAAGAATATGAACAAGATTGAACAGGGGATTTATGAGGCGCATGAGATGATTCATGCGGAGATGGCGGAGAGGCTGGCGGCTGATAATGATTTGCAAGTAGCGGTTGACAATGAAACAACCGCCAGAACAAACGCAATACAAACCCATAACGAAAAAGTAACCGCTCATCCGTATTTAACGGCAATTATCAACACGCTCATCGGCTTGCCTGCATGGAATCCCGACAATCACACATTAATTTTTACCGCCAAGGACGGCTCTACTCTTGAAGTTGACCTACCTCTTGAAGATCTTGCCCGTGATATCGGTTTCGATCCTGTGACAAAAGAAATAATTCTTTTAAAGCACGACGGCTCGGAAATAAGAATTAGCGTCAGCGATCTGGTTGATGTTTATACCGGTTCTATTGGAACTCATATACAGATAACGATCGGCAGCAACAATCAAATAAACGCGATTTTGCGAGGAGGGTCAATAACCGACACCGAATTATCCGCAGCGCTGCTTGCGAAGATAAACGGAAAACTTGACGCGACAGCGCAGGCCGCGGACAGCGCTAAACTTGGCGGTCAGTTACCTGGTATTTACGCAAAACAAGCCGATATGCAAGCCGCGGATCAAAATTTACAAAATCAGATAAACGCAATGACGCCCGGTCAAATGGTGCCGATAAATCACGCATCGGCTCAAACAACCTACGGTATCGCCTCATCAGGAATTTACGGACACGCGAGGTTTCCGCCTAATAATGCCGCGCCGGCGGTTGGCTCATTTGGATACGCGTTACCTTACAGCTATTTGTCGTCGCAATCCTTTAATTTAAATAATTATCAGACACCGGGAATTTATACGCTTTATAATCCAACTGAAGTAACAAACTTTCCTGCCGGCTGGTCTACCGGCACGGGAAATTCTGCATGTCTTATAGTTTTACCTTTTTATGAAGTAAGTGCAGTAAAGCAGATACTCTACAAAAGAGGAACAAATAAAGAATGGAGCCGATATTCAACAACGACAACAGCTTGGACAGCTTGGATAGAAGGACCGATCGCGACCTTAGAAGATCAGAACGCTTCTAAGTCGTTGCCTTCAACTGACGCAAATCAAACAATACAAAGTTTACTTCAGACTGTTCGGAATTGTTTATACTGGCTTACCAGTAACTCGAAAATACTTTTCGGCACAACCCAAAGTCAAACTGACTTTGTTGTTGAGACAAAAACCAATAATAATGAATGGTACCGTATATATAAAAACGGATGGGTAGAACAGGGAGGTTATATTTCCCATTCAAATGCATCTATGTTTATGGGAGATGTAACGCTACCAAAGATAATGCTAAACGGAAATTATACGATTACAATTTCAATACACGCAACTACTGCTTCAAATGGCACTACCCCAATGGTTGATACCGGAATAACTCTTTATGATGTCACAAATATTGGTTTCAAATATGGCGGTATGGGTACTACCACTACTTCAACAATGTACAATATAAGAGTGTACTGGAGAGTTGAAGGCATAATGCAATAACAAAGGAGAAAAAATGGAATATTTTATTGGACAAATATTTGAAAATGAATACCCACCTGAGGCTGCTACGTGGTGTAATGAAACACAGCTTGGGCATATTGAAGAAAACCCTAACGGCGGTTATGTTATTGTTGAGAATAAACCTTACATTCCGACAATACAGGATCAGATTAACTCTCTCGAAGCAGAGATTACACCGCGCAGATTAAGAGAAGCTTTATTGAATAATCAGGAAAGCCTTCAGTTTATTTCAGGAATAGAAGAGCGGATTGAAGAGTTGAGAAAACAGCTTTAAAAAAATCGGAGTCTTAAATGAATTGGAGTGATGGGGAGAGGGTTTAAAGAGCGATTAAACAGCGTTTTATACACACTAAAACCCTGTAAAACACCGTAAAACACGCCTAAAATTCGCGTTTTTGCCAAACTAAATCAGAATTTTTGCCAAATTGCGCGCGCGGTTACAGAAATACTGATTATTTCTTAGTTGTAGTTTTCTTTGTAGCGGTTTTCTTCGCAGGTGCTTTTTTTGCAGTCGTTTTTTTCGTTTCTGCTTTTTTTGCTGCTGGCATAATAAAACTCCTTTTTTAGTTTGATACTATTTTATCGGCATTTAATAAATTATGCTGAAACCTTATACCACCTATCCGGCTTTACCGCCTCTCCACTTCGCAATAAAATTCCCATCCCCACGAATTTTGAAACACCCACCCAATCATAAAACAGATCCGCTAATTTACGCCACAGCCTTCAAACTGAAAACATCATCCCCTCTCCCAAGTCTAAAAAAGACGTTCATAGTCTCGCTTCCGCTCGACTATGAACAAACTTTTTAGACTTGACATCAACCCAATCATAAAACAACCCCCCCGATCCGGCTTACCATCTTCCGTACTTCGCAACAAAATTCCCACTCCCGCATTTTGAAACACCCACCCAATCACAAAACACAGCCGCCGATTTTACGCCGCAACCTTCAAAGTGAAAACGTCAACCCCTCTCCCAAGTCTAAAAAAGATGTTCTCCGTCTCGCTGCGCTCGACTACGAACAAACTTTTTAGACTTGACATAAATCACAATCATAAAACAAAATCCCCGATCCGGCTTACCCGCATCCGCAATCCGAAACAAAAATTCCCAATCCCTGGCATTCCGAAACGCCCAACCAATCATAAAACATTCAACCTTGCCCAACTTCCTGTTGGGCAAGGTCAGAAAATGGTGTGCTAATCCTCACACACCCCATTTTCTGCAACCTCTGTTAAAAGGGGTCAAAAAATTAAATCGGCATCCCCCCAATTTCAATCATAAATCGTTATTCGACATTTTGAAGCCCGTGGGAGATTATCGAGATTAGAAATGAACCCACCCTCGAACCCGCGCAACCCACCAGATTTATCTTACTTCGGATTGGCGCGGCTACAGGTTGCCCTCACCCCCCCAGACTGTGTCAAAAGTTATCATAAAAACGATTTTAGAATAATAAGAATAATATTTTTCTGAAGCAGAAACTTATAACCTGCGTCAAATCATTGCTTCTATCAGTTTCTTGGTTCCAAGAATGTTAACGACTCTTTTTAAGTTATAAGCAAGGAAGATAAGAGCGAATTCTCCTGTAACCTTCCTTTTTCCTTTGGTCAAACAATATCCGCCGTCCATCGCTCGTTTCACTGTTC